GACCAGTTCTTACCAGAGCGGTTATCTGGCTTAAAAGATGTTCCTGGCATACAATATACCTCTCTGAGTTCTTCGTTCGTGTCAAGCACGTCTAGGACTGCGCTAAGGGCATTCTTAGCTATATCTTCGTTCCCACCTACCCACATGATACGTGTGTTTGGATTCTTGCATATCTGATATACAGCAAAGTGTATTAACAGTTCGGTCTTTCCATGTCTAGGGGGGCTTAAGATAAGTAACTCTTTACCGTTTTCTATACTATCTATAATGTTATTTATCCAGTTACTATGAAAAGGCGCAGTGTCATACTGTTTACCTAGTTCGGTTCGGAAGTATTTTTGTCGGAAGGTAGCAAAATTTTCTAATGCTTCTTTAGCGTCAGCTGATAACTCCCAGTCTTCGGCAGCTACAGAGTTTTTAGTATCAATCTTGTAGGCAGCGAGCATGCGACTGACAGTAGCAGAGGTGCAGCCAAGGAGGGAAGCAGCGTGTGCTACCGTCATATCGCCTGTTGCAACTTGGTCAGCTATTCCTTCGCTTACAAAAGCTCGATAATACTGACCTCGCCTAACGCTGGCATAATCGCCCTCATCAGACTTACGTTCTATATTAATCGGTTTTGCTTCAACTTTCTTATTATGTCGTTTATCTTTAGCAAACTGTCTCTTTTGGCAGGTAGGGGAGTGAAATTTACGCTGTTTACCTGTTAATTTCTTCCTACAACCCTCTGCTATACAGATTACATTGTGTGATGTTTCGACCATAAAAAACTATCTTCCTGTAGATGTTTGCGTAGTGCTAATTATATGGTAACATACTCTCAAATACAAACACTAAACACAAGTAATTTGTTACAGGTGAAGGTGCAATCGGGATGCAGAAAGCTGCTCACTGAGTAATCAGTACACTAGAAAGACAAAGGCAGTACCCAAGGACTTACAAAAAGGTTTAGTTAGCTTCAATAAGACTAATGCCCGCTAACGCCCATACAGACAGGGTTTCTTAAAGAATTACCAGCATATATTTCTAGACATACGTACTATATGTAGAACATCCAGATTGACATCTGGTAGTCATAGCTTATATATAGTAATAGATTTATAGACAGTACATAAATATTCTACATAGGTAACAGACTGTCCTTCCGACTTTCGGAAGTCAGACAGTCTGACACCATATGTATTTATTTTGTAGAGATATGTAGTACTTTACTGTACCTATGTATCTTTATGAATAGAAAGGATTAACTATGAATGAATGTTTAATGTGTACATCTACTGACACTGGATACTATGACGGAGACATTGATGACTATCTATGTAATCCGTGTTCTAAACTATTCTAACGTCTTACTCTCCGACTCTCGCGGAGTTCGTAAGACTTCGTTAACTATTATCTATTTAATAAGAAAGGAATAACAATGGATAAATTTACTAATAAAAAACTATGTCGTGTATGTCTATACCCTATCGTATTCAAGAAGGATGCGTATTGGAAACCTGCCAGCAATGGCAAGACATATCCGCTTAATATACACTATAGAGATTGTGCGCCAAAAGTATATCTTAATGGCGAAAATGCTTGGGATGTATCAGCACGTGAACTCACACGTATTGATAAGATTAAGCAACTATCACTCTTTAGATAACACTTAAATTACAGCCCCTTCCGAACTTTCGGAATACGGGGCTGTATTTAATTTTTAATATGAAAGGATATTATGAATGATAGCGATTATATAGATAACTATATAGATGACTATATGATAGAGGAAATGTACAACTAACTTGAAAGGAAGTTATGGATACTCAAACTATAAACTATTGTCACGAATGTGACACCACACACAATGTGGATTATATATTCTTGCAGTACCACTGCTAGTATATATCACTTGTCTGTCCTTCCGACTAACGCGAAGTCGGACAGACAACTGATGTATATAGATAATATATGTCAAGCATAAGCCAATAATAGAAAGGATATACTTATGTCAAAACCAATTGCGTACCCTATGGTATGCGGAATAACAGGTGAGCCAATCACCGAGTGGAAAGATGTTACGTTCATCACCACTTATATCAAGGGAAAGAAAGAGACTTTCCCAATCCATATCAACAAATGGGCGTTGATGGATTTACATAACGCCAGCCCAACATCTAAGAAGTCACGAGAGGCTTCTGCATCTGAGGTACCTGCCTCGGAGGATGTAGTAGTGGAGGCTGTCGCTGAAAGCGATGAGCTAGAAACTGCTCCCTATTAAAACCAAGTAGGTTTTATACTACCTATGTACGTAATGTATGTAGGTAGAATAAAGTTTATGATAGCAAGAAAGGATGCATGTAAATGGATTAGCTATGTAATAAAGACCCATTAGATAGTAGTGAAAAAGCCCACGTGGTAACGTGGAAGTAGCTACTATCTAGTTTATGAATAAGAAAGGAATAAACATATGAGACCAATGACATTTTGGTTTATAATATTAATGATAGCTATGAATATAGCATTCAACTACTAACAAATAAACAAATAGAAAGGAACTATAATGGATATAGTACAAGTAAAAAATGCAATGGATATTTTGAAAGAATTACTTTCAGAATATCAATACGAAAAACTAGAAGATATGATTAACATAGCAGTTGGTACATATCACGATACCCAAGCCATTGAGATACAAACAAAGGACTTGGAGTTTCTAAACATCAAACCAAAAGCATGGGCAGTCGAAGATGTCTTTGAACCAGACATGGATGACAGTCCATTCGATAACTAATATACTACTGTCTTGTCTGTCGTATGACTACTGCTCTACGACAGACAACACACACAGAAAGGAACAATATGTTAGAAAGACTAACTAATGAACAGCTAATTCGTATCATACAATGGACACTGAATGACCTTAATAATTGGAACAATAATAAAAATGGTGTACTACCAGAGGTTAAAAGGTTCACTGGTATGTTCGAAGAAGCTATCAAATATCAAGTAACAAAAGCAATTAACACTATGGAGGAAGAATAATATGGACGATACAACTAAGGACGCACTCATCGAACTCACTGAAAGAGTAGAAGATTTAGTAACTAAGGTAGGTATGATAGGTAGAATACAGCTAGCTATTGTAGATAAAATTGGTGAAGATGATTCTAAATTTCAAGCTAAATTCATGGCTATTGTATTAGCTGATGACGAATTTAGAGCTGACTTTACACAACATGTCTTTGACGGTGGAGACGATGATTCTAAAACATTAATGATGGAGTTAAATCAAGTAGCTCACGACTTAGCAGAGGAGATAGACAATGAGTAACAATCAAATAGACGCACTAGAAAATACAGTAAAAGAATTAGTAGAATTAATAGTTCTTTTACAGAATCAATTATCAGGACACACACAAATTCTTAAAATATTAACTGATTATCCAGAGGGTGAAGAAGAATAATGTCACAAGTATACGCATACATAGATGAGAATATGAAGTATGATATTAATGTACTTACAGTTTCGTTTACGTACAGTAGCGATACAAGTGCTGACGATGCTATTGCGCAGATAGACCATATGGTATCACTAGCTGATAGTGATTCATCAATAACATTCGAGGCACATGAGTATGATTTATATACTATGTCACCTTATAATAATTCTCTCGTCAACACAGACGAGTGAAACGCAGTAGAACCCGACAGCTGAGAGCTTATGCCCTTGCTTTCTCTGTCGGTTCTACTTTCGATTAACCGACAAAGAAAGGAATAACTAATGCATATTCATGCAGACAAAAGAGATACTAAAGACTATACAGTTACTATTGCATATGTCCTAGACGATGGACATAAAGATAAAAGACATATGGCAACTATGGAATCAGATGAACCTGTTGTGTACAATCTAATTGTACCAGCAGAATCTAACATGCAAGCAATACAACGTGCTATGGAGATAACAACCATGTGTAAAGCAGAAGACATGACAGACTTTATAACAGGTCATCCATTAGCAGAAAGTAAAGATAGTCTAACTCACGAAGAGATACAACAAATACGTGATGAGACAGTAGATAAACTAATATTTAGAAATTGGTTATCGTTAGAACCAACGTCTATACAGTGTCATCTATCAGAGGACGAAGAAAAACTCTTCGACTTAACACAAGTAAACATAGCTAAACTACAGGAATCTATTGGCTCAAGCGCAGAAGATTTCTTAAAGGAGTTATCAGATGATGCCTAAAGATATGAGACCAGCTACCCCACCTGAAAGGTATGTCAATAGAAAAGGTAAACAACCTAGTCTATTAACAGATGACAAAGTAAAAATACTTTTGTCAACACCAGATATGTGGTACATAATAGGTACTGCAAACAGTTGGATAAGCGGTGTCAAAGCAAATATAGAGTCAATGACTCAACGTAATATATCTCACCTTGCTACACGTGGTAAGTTTGAGATAGAACAAAGGAAAAATAATACAGGTACCATAGACATTTATTGTAAATGGTTACCTAATGAAGAAGAAATAATATAGAAAGGATAAACAATGGAAAGTGATTGTTGGAAGATGGTAAGTTCAGTACTAGGTAAGTCAAGGCGTGTGTTATTACACGGTCCCCCAGGTACTGGTAAGACATACAGTGCAGTAAAAGTAAGCACACCTATGGACATGGATGGTAACCCTAACGTGTACCAAATAACTATGACAGAGGACACAGCCTCTGCAAACTTGGAAGGTTTTTACAAGCCAAGTGCAGACGGTGGTTTCGAATGGCATGATGGTATTGCTATACAAGCATGGCGTAATGGTGGTAGGTTGGTTATCAACGAGATAGACCACGCTTCACCAGATGCTATGACATTCTTGCATGCAATATTAGATGACCAAGACATAGCAATGTTAACACTTAACAATGATAGTAAGGAGACAGTACGTCCAGCTGAAGGCTTTCAAGTCGTAGCTACTACGAACAGTCCACCTGAATCATTACCTCTTGCACTTAAGGATAGGTTTCCTGTCAAGATACATGTAGATAGTGTACACCCTAAAGCTATGGCACAATTCCCAGACGAATGGCAAGATGTTATTCGTGATACTACCTTGATAGACGACCCAGAAGAACGCATCTCAGTACGTGCATGGACAGAGTTCTTTGCATTACAAGAGAAAGGTTTTACTGTACAGACTGCAGGTAAGCTAGTCTTCGGTGACAAAGCAGAAGAATTAGTAGACGCTATAACACTAAGTGCATCTAATGTCTAAGGCATATCCATATCCTCAGATAGTAACAAATGAGGAGTGGCATGTACTAGAGACAACAGATATACAACCTGAACCAAGGACAGATAATCTAAACAGACAGATGTATGTACCTATGGATAGGGCATGCAATGTATGTGGTGTCAACCATAGTAGGATGATACGTAGACACGAGCTAGGTCACACAAAATGGTCACCTAAAACAATGGGTAAACTATTGCGAGGTACTAGAAGTGACGCACTAAAAGTATTAGAAAGTGTACGTATTAATTACTTACTAGGCAGAGCATCATTGCATGTTGATGAGTGGTTAGAATGTGAGATGATAGTAACTGTAGATGTACAGAAACTTATATACGAATCATCTATAGCAGACATAATACTGTATGGTATACAATCATACAGTACCCAAGTATCAGATAATACTTATGAAAGATATACAAGTAGTGAACAATACAAGTTTGTCTATCAAACTTTAGTGCAAGCTACACAAGATGACAGTCTTACTGAACTTAGAAAAACAGAAATAAGATTTGCATTAGATGTTATCACTAATTTTATAGGTAAGATTACTAATCATAATCATGGTCAAACAATTACATATCGTAAAGTACAAAAAACAGCAGAGATGTTATCAAAAGTACTTGAAACTTTTATGGATAAACCAGAACGTGATGATGTTGTAACACAACCAGAGTCTGGTGAAGGTGAAAGTGATAAGTCATCTAAAAAATCAGAGACAGAAAATGAATCTAACTCTGGTGAATTAGATACTACTGCGTTAGAAAATCGTATGAAACGTAGTCTTATTGATGAGATGAGATACAGTAATACAACTCAGATAGGACATTGGGGTACTATGAAGATACATGAACCACCATTAACAGTCAACTTACAAGGTAGACTTAAAGGTTCTAGAGCATATAGACCAGCTGACTTTGGTTACAATCCTAAGTACATTAATAGATACTGTATAGATAAAAAGATATTCAAACAGAAACAACGTACTCTTGGTGGCACAATACTTATTGATGCATCAGGTTCTATGTCGTTTAGTGGACAAGATATCTTAGATATCATGGAGATATTACCTGCAGTAACTATTGCTATGTACAATGGTTGGTCTGATAAAGGTCACCTACGTATCATTGCTAAGAATGGTAGGCGTGTAACAGAAGATTATCTAAATATACATAGTGGTATGGGTAACGTAGTAGACGGACCAGCATTAGATTGGTTAGCTACTATGCCCTCACGTAGAATATGGGTATCAGATATGCATGTCTTTGGTGCTGGCGTTAATGCTAGTGGTTTTAATTTACTTAAATACTGTTATGATGTATGCATTAAATCAAGGATTATAAATCTTAAAGACATAGAAGAAGTTAAAGAACATGCATTAAAACTGAGTGTAGTATAGTGGTATGGAATGTAGTAACACGCAAGTGTGCTTAGGTTCCTTTCCCTTAGTCAAGCTACACTCATGTAGAGGAATAGAGTGCAGAGAGAATCTGCAACAGGTTTTACTTCAATAATGACAACAATCAACCCATAGTGAACACCTCTACGCATACCTAAGTCATGTATGCCCGCCCTACACACGTTCGTTACTTCGTGACCATCGGTTGGTCACTCGTAACTCGCGCGTGAGAGCTACGCATACATTTTATATAAAAGCTAACTACTAAAAACTTAATACCCTATGGGTGAATAAGTACAGATAGTAGGTAGCTTGTAGCACATAGTAGTAATAGTAGGTAGTAGCTTAGGCGAAGAAACTATGAAGGTGTGTTACAAGCTATCTATAAATTAGTTCGCACCACAATAGCGAGTTTGAACTATAAGTAGGGCGTGGGAAACGCTTATAGGTAGGTAGCTTGTAGCACATTTACATACTGTGAGAAACTGGAAGTGTATGTATGAGATATGTAAAATAATGCATTGTTTTATATATCAGAAGTGTGTTACAAGCTATCTATATGAAAGGAAATACTATGTGATATTAATTAAACACTCTATGGCTGCAACGTAAGCATGAGTAGATGGCTATACGCACATCAGAACCGCTGTACTCTAAGACGATGAGTATTAGATAGACCATACTAGGTAATCAATACTATAAGCTAGATGTTACAAACCTGGGAGCATAGGTTAGTAGAATTATGCCCTTGCGTTGCACGATTAGGTGCTTGACTATGAGTTATAAATTAATATAATGAATAGTATGGATATAAATGAAATGCTAGCCGAGGCAGAATCAGGCAAACGTAGTGCGATACTAAGTAGAATCACGAAAGAAGCTATACCATTTTGGGAAGGCTGTGAAGATTTAGTAAAAGCAGGACGACCTATAAAACCATATGTTGTTTCAAGATTATTGAAAGAAAACTTTGGTATAAAAATAAGTGAGAGTGCAGTTCGAAATCACTTTCAGAATATGGCTGACGATGCCAAAGAATAATAACATAGAAGAGTTATTAGCTGAGGCTGAATCAACCAAGATACAACAGCTCAAAGCTGACAACCTACGTCTATTAAAACAATTAGACAAAGCTAAAAATAAAAAAGCTGATTTGATTGAGGCTTTATTAGAGGCAGTCAATACTAACTTAAGGACGTGGGATAAACCTAAGATACCTAAGCCTAAAATTTCTAAGAAAAATAAAACAGAAGAGATAGCAGTAGCTATATTATCTGATGTACAATTAGCTAAGGTAACCCCAGATTATAGCACCGAAGTAGCTGAGGCACGTGTCATTGAGTACGCTAATAAGATTGTAACCTTGACAAATCTTCAACGACATGCACATACAGTAAAGAAATGTGCAGTGTTAGTAGCTGGTGATATAGTTGAGGGTGAGCTTATCTTCCCTGGACAATCACACTTGATAGATGCAAGTCTATATAACCAAGTAACAGTAGACGGTCCTAGAATATTGACAAAGTTCTTTGACATATTACTTGCTAACTTTGAAGAGGTAGATGTCACATGGGTAATAGGAAACCATGGAAGCTTAGGTGGTAGAGCTAGGAAAGATTATCATCCAGACAGCAACAGCGATAGAATGCTAGGTAAAATTATGTCTATGATATATGACAAGGAGAAACGTATATCATTTGGAATACCAACAGGAGACGAACACTGGTTTGGTATAGCTGACTTAGGCGACAAATGTAGATTCTTTGTATGGCATGGAGATAATGTAAGAGGTCATGGTGGCTTCCCTTGGTATGGTTTTGGTAAGAAACTACTAGGTTGGAAAGCCTTAGCATCAGCTAAGTTAATGCCTGACTTTGATTACGCAATAGCTGGACACTTCCATACACCTACAACTATGTACGTAAATGACATACGCTTGTGGGTTAATGGCAGTACTGAAAGCTATAATACTTATGCACAAGAACAGCTTGCTAGCATGGGTAGACCATGTCAGTACCTACTCTTTGCTAAGCCAGGTCAAGGAGTAACTGCTGAATACCTTGTAAATTTAGAAGATGCATGAGTATAATAAGTATATGGCTAACTTAATTGTAGAGTCTAAATGGAAGTTAACGAGTATAGAATACTCTGGACTAGGTGATAGACCCCAGATAATACTTGCTAATGATAAAGGCGATGTAAAGTTAATACCTTTAGAAAGAGGTATAACTAATATTGCTGACCTATTAGACTTGAATACAGAAGAAGAATAGAAACTTCCTTCTGCCTCTGCACTCTTGCAATTCGGCAGAAGAAAGTAAGAAAGGAATGTTATGACAAATAACGTTGACCTGTTGTCCCCATTTCCACAGGAGCTAGTTAAAAAAGCACCTGCTGGTAAGTTCGGAGACTACGTACCACACGCTAACTATGTAGAAAGACTACGTGATAGTGGTGTGACATACTCCTGGAAGTGTAAACCTGTATACGGTTATCACGATGGAGAGAAAAGAATAGTCGGTGCCAAAGGTACTATCATCATAGAAGGTATGGGTAGTTACGATGGTTTCGGTGACGTTGATACCTTTAAGCTTGGCAATGCTAAGTTCAATGACGGTAACAACCTTAAAGACGCAGAGTCTGATGCATTCAAACGTGCATGTATGCGCTTCGGTCTAGGTGTAGAGCTATGGTCTGGTAGTAAACAGACAGAAGAAGAGGCTACGTCTATAGCACCTGATGGTTACACTCAGGAACAAGCAGACAAAGACGCTATGGTAGAAACTACTGTCAAGCTAGACATGCGTAAGAAAGAAAACAAGTTATCACCTGAAGACAAGGCTGCACATGCAGCTATCATGGACAGTATCTTAGGTACTGAGGCATGAGTCAGGATGTAACCTTTATATCAGAAACTGTTAGTGCAATGACTGCTAACATAGACTCAAAAGAAACTCTAGTCAAGGTACTAGGTTCAGCAAATCAATATGCAGAACTTAAAAAGTATCCTAAAGACAAGACAACATGGACAGATGAACAGTTAGAGACTTGGTTTAATTACATTGAGAAACTAACTGATATGCCTACTGTTGTATCAGATGAGTCTTTTGAACAGATGTCAATAGAACAGAAGTTAGAGTCTGTTGGCATAGAAATAGAAAGCACAGAGCCAGGTGTACAACCAGCTGGTGACATGCTAGGAGGAGTTGTTAACAAAATGGAACAACAAAACAAATACAGAGATGACCTTACGTGTCCTTTCTGTAAACAAATGGTGTACGATAACCGTAACAGTAAACGGTCAGAGAAAAGTCCAGACTTTACTTGTAGTACTAATGACCCTGTAATATGCGGAGGACATAGTGGCAAGTGGCGTAAGTCTTGGTGGCTTGATAACTCAGACCTACCAAAAGAGTGGAACTTAGATGGGGAAGTCAAGACAGCACCCAACAATGCTGGCGAAGACTTACCACCAGCGTTCTAAGGAAAGGATAATTATGATACCTAGTGCATTTAGAGGTACGCTTGTACCTGCATATGTAAAGAGTAAGACACAATTAGTTGCTTGGGCATTAGAAGAGTTCATGGACTCTGACCCTATAACTAATTGGGAGTTTGTAAGAGAGTTATACTGTCATAGATTTGGCGGAATACTCTTTAACTTAAGAGCAGAAGGTTATGAAATAACTACACTGCAAACAAAAACAAAGGGCTTAGTCAGTTACTACTGCACTAAAGTACCTACAAGAACTACCATTAGCTAATGATAGAATTGATAGTCGGGTGTTTGTTTCCCATAATGCTAACACCTGATGTCTTAACTGAGTATCGTGAGTGCCAAGAAACAAAGTATATGGTGTACAATGTAGAAGAATGGTTACCCACGATACAAAGTTATTTTAAAGAGGAAGACATCCTGCGTGCTTTAGGGATTATACATTGCGAAAGCAGTGGTAGACCTACAGTGATAGGAAATAACTCTAACGGAACAAAGGATGTTGGACTCTGGCAATTTAATGACCAGACTTGGACTTGGTTAAAATCAAAGCTTGGTATAATAGGAGAACGAACAAACCCAGAAGTTGCTACAAGATACGCAGCTTGGCTAGTCTACAATGACGGCTGGCATCACTGGAATAGTAGTAAACATTGTTGGAAAGGAACTGATAATGAAATGTTGTGGAGCAATACTAACAGTATGCAAAGTTAATTACGTTGCTTACTGCGATTACTGCCAAAAAAATTATGGTAACGTAGATGACTTGGCATAATACACATAAAGAATTTCGTAAACAAATAAATAATATATTGAATCTTACTTGTGACTTGTGTGGCATAAGTTATACAACCACATTTGATTTAGTATCTTATTGTAATAATTGTATTGAAAGATTGGAAATAGAAATGAATGATATAGATGAGTGACAAACAGAAAATAGATATAGAAAAAATAAATATCTTTAATCACCCACGTTACATGAAAGTGTGGGCGCAGAGATTTAGCAAGGCATGTGGTAGTGATACGTTTAATGTAGCACCAGACACTATAGCCTTAAGATACTTGATGGAAAAATTTGTAATAGATTACAATCATCACTTAACACAACTAGAGGAAGAATAATGTTTGGATTAACAACAGAAGTTATCTTAATAGGATTACTTTCACCAGTATTTTGTGTATCAATAGCTATGTATATAGCAAGTAGATAGGAGAACTAATGAATAAATTTAAGAAGTTTGCATCTAAAGAAGCTAGACAAGATGTAACAGACATGACAGCTAAAGAAAAGTTTAGAGCTTGGACAAAGCTTAAAGAAAGTTTAGCAGCACAAGCAACAGAGTTCGGTGGCAGAAGGTTGCTAGGTGTAACAGATAAAGGTAATGCCATATGGGCGCAGTACCACATAGATAGAGAAACACTTGACATGAAAGTATCTTTAACGCACGACATAGAGACTATACGTAAGTCTAAGCTATGCCCTAGGAGAGTAACCCTAGCAAGAGGTGAGAACCTTGCAGACTTAGACCATGCTATGAGACCTAAAACAGCTAAAGATTTGGGAGAAGTTACATTAAATACACTACGTTATATAGATAAACTATTCGGTATGGCTGATGCAAACATAGGAAAAGTAAAAGGTAAGTGTAGTACACAACTCTTTATGATGATAAGTAATACAATATACGAGGGTTCATCAGAGGTAGACAAGTTTAGATGGCAAGATGTAATGAGGACATGGGACTTACCTTCAGGTAAGTACTTCACTGTATATGGATAACGCACCTACTTACAGACCGTTACCTAAATATCTTACAATACAACCAAGTAAGATAGAGGGATTAGGTCTGTTTACTATCAGGGCTATACGTGATTTAGAAACAAGTATAGGTGTAACGCATGTCTTTATGGATGACAAAGGACAGGTAATACGGACACCATTGGGCGGGTTTATTAACCATAGTGACAACCCTAACTGTGAAGTTAGACGTTTACACGGGACATATGTCAATCATTTATTTCCTTTACGTTCTATTAAAGCTAATGAAGAAATCACACTTAAATATAGTATGTATAGTATTGATGGATAACTTATCAGATATGAGGGAAGCTGCTCTAGAAAGGGCAGGAGGACGCTGTGAGTGGGCTAATTGTAACGATAACAAATGGTTAGAGCTAGCTCATATACATGGTATAGGAATGGGCGGTAACAAGAAACGTAAATTCAGTATGGATAATGTAGCTATGTTATGTAAATGGCATCACGATGTATATGATGGACGACAACAGAAGGGTTCCTCAGTTGCTTATAGAGATTTATTACAGGGTTTTTTAAAAAGAAAGTATGTGGATTAAACTACGGACGTTACTTGTCGAAGTAAAGTTTTTTTAATCCAGTGTTATATTTCTTAGCTAATTTATATTGAGCGTTACTTGTTTTAGTTTTACGTTGTTGATATTGTTTAGCATCCTTAGTAGGAAAGCCTGCTTCACTACCAAATGAACCTATAAGTTTACCCATTTGTTTAGCATCATCATATGCATTACTGCTTTTACTAATAGCTTTATCTCTAAGAGCAGTATGTTGTTTCATACGTTTGTTTAGTTCATTACGTCCAAGACCTTTGTGTCCTGCACCAACACCATAACGTTTATCCATTTAACTTGCTTCCTATGTTATCAGTGTTTCTATCTTCCCAAATAGGAACACCTGTACCAGTATGAAATTGTGTACCACCAGGACCTAATGCACGTTTAGTACCTTTATATACCCCTTCAGCAAGAGTTAATGCAACTGTACCAGGAGTAATTCCACCTAATAATTTACTTCCTTTAGCTACTGCAGGAGCAGCTCTACCAAATTTAGCAAGACCAGCACCAACCATTTTTTCTTCAGGCATATACATTGAACCTGTTCGGTCAATTATTTTAGCTGCTATTGAATATTGTTTATTAAAAGCAGCAACGTTCTTTGAAACATTTTTAGACATAGTGCTATAACCTGAGTTATATGCTCGTGCTATTTCACGGATATTACTAGGGTTAACAGCTGAAGTTTTACCTCCTACAGTAGTTGTACCCATAGGTCCTGTTTTAATCCAGTTTGGTTTTTTTAACATTACTTACTAATTGTTATTTGTTTCTTTGCATATGTTTTGATTACTGCAAGTGCAGCACCACCACCAGCTAATGCAGCTAACTGAAGTACTTCAGCATCTACACCAACTAGAGGAGCAACTGTTAACGCACCTATGAACGCCTCGACAAATGTCCAGGAAGTTCTTTCTAACATATCTTTTAATTCATTACTCATT